GCGGTTAAAAAAATAAAAGGTGTAAAATCACACAATTACAAAAGATATATTAATGATGTAGAAGTTAAACCAATTAGGTTTGTATTTACTGGTGGTCGTAATTTACTTGCAGGAGCAGTTGATGGCGAGATAGTTATGGATCAAAATGGAAACCCAGTTCCTTTTCATAATATAGATTGTGATTTTAGATAAAATTACTTATTAAAGTTTTCAGGGCGAGTTAAATTGCCTGCAATCATTCTGCCTCTATTGTCAACAAGTTCATACTCAAGCATCATCTTATTTTGAATTGCTGTTATATGAGCATCGTTAAAGGCACTGATATGAACAAAAACGTCCTGACCACCTTCGACAGGTGTTATAAAGCCATAACCCTTCTTCGAGTCAAACCATTTAAGTTTACCAGTATGTCGTTCTGCCATTTATATATTCCTAATTCTCTGTTAAATTATTTAACAAAGTATTTATGCTCTATGCTGGACATTTAAATGCGTAGATACGGCACAGGACGAGCCTGTGCAGTAACTACAATTAATAAAGATTGAATTAAAGTGCGTTCTTACGCTCTTGAATTTCAGCACGTCTAGACTTCGCAAGTTTACCAATATTACCTAGTGCTTTTCTTGCTCTTGCCGCCGCGGCTTTCACGTTTTTTGAATCAAACGCTTCTGCTTCTTTTAAGTAAGCCTCATATTCGGCTACGATTTGTTCATGAATTGAAGACATAATTTTCTCCTTGTCTATTATAATTATCGCCATATTAAAATCATACTCGCAGATCTGGCGTTACGATGTCTAAAATGGTGAAATTGTTTTATTTGGTTTTTAACATATCGCCTAGTCCTGCTGGTGCAGTTACTAAGCCACTCATCTGCTGTGAGTATCCGTCAGCAAATTCTTTTTTGGTAATTGTAACTAACGTGATAGCAGATTGTTTAATACGATATGACTTTTCTAGTTCAGCAGTAAACAAGAATGGCTGTAAGCCAATGCCTTGCTGACTAGCAACAAGAGTCAACGGTGTTTTAACTTTAATATGCTGATCGTTTTCTTCTTCAAGTTTACCAACTAACTCTTCTCCAGATACCATTTTAATAGTAATAATATCTCCAACTTTGTATGGTGCTTCGATTAACATTATATTGTATGTCCTGTTCCGTTAAATCCTGTATCTTCGATATATTTGACTAACTCTTGATAGCCGCCAATATATTTTCCTTGTAGAATAATCTGTGGTACTGACCTTGGTTGTGGTAAGCCATTTACTTCAAATTCTTCTGTAAGTTTCTGTACTGAAATGTCAGTACCAACTTGAATTGTTTCAAATTTTACATCTAAGTTTTTCAATACTGCCTTTGCTTTGTCGCAATAAGGACACATTGGTTTTGAGTATACTACTGTTCTGCTCATAGTTTAAATCCTTTAAGTGATTCTTTATTAACGTCTTGCTTGATGCCTCCAACAATATAACTTTCAACTTCTGTTTCCTGTGGAGCAACTTGCAATCCACTACTACTTAACCAGTGCTGGGTCCATGGTAGCGGGTTCTGAGTTGATGATGCGTCAAAAATAGGATCGTAACCTAAAGCCTTTAATCTTCTATTTGCGATGTACTCGACGTAGTCACCTAACAATCTTTCGTTAAGTCCAATAATTGATCCGTCCTTCATCAAGTGTTTTGCCCATGCTTTTTCTTCTTCTACACATTTACGCCACATATCATAAACTTCGTCTGTACATGATTTTGCGATCTTTGCCATTTCGGCATCGTCATCACCACGTAGCCAGTTTTTAATAACGTGAGAACTAAGTGCTAAATGTTGTGCTTCGTCACGAGCAATAAGTGAAATAATTTTAGCAGAACCTTCCATTAGTTTCAATTCACCAAACGCAAACGTACAAGCAAATGAAACATAGAAACGTAGTCCTTCTAAAATATTAACATTCATCATAGCAAGGAACATTTGCTTTTTAACATCTTGTAGTGTTCCTTTCTTATGATGGAAGTACTGTTCAGCAGTTTCTGTAAAACTATCATAGTTTTTAGTTACAGAAGTTGCTCTTTTAATAATTTCTTTATCGTCTAAAATTTTGTCTAATACTTCACTTGGATCTGGATACACGTTTTTCATAATGTGTGTATAAGAACGCGAGTGAATAGTTTCAAAGAAGTCCCAAGTAACAATACAGCCTTCTAGTTCAGGTAGTGAACAATAAGGCAAGAAAGCCAAACAAGGTCCGCGACCCTGTACACTATCTAATAGTGTTTGATACTTTAGGTTAGAAGTAAAAATATGTTTTTGCTCTGGACGGAAATTAGCATAATCTGCTCTGTCTTTTTGTAGACTTACTTCTTCTGGTCTCCAGAAATATCCAAGCATGGTTTGATTTAATTTATCAAACACAGGGAACTTGAATACATCATATCGTTGTGTATTCTGATCTGCTCCAAAAAACATATTCTGTTTTGTGAAGTCTACTTTATCTTTATTAAAGACAGTTTTTGCCATTTTCCTTTATACCTCTTTCATAACCCAAGTATTATAGTTATCTTATTATACTTGAGAATTAATTTTTGTCAACCTAAATTGTACAACTTTCGCAATGCTCTTCGTCCAAATCTCCATTAACCTGAAGTTCTGGTTCAAAACCATTTGGTGTACCTTCAACTCTTGGCTCTTCTTCAATCTCACTTGGATCAGTTTTAAAGTCGTAAGTGTTTTGGTAGTAACTTGTTTTCCAACCTAGTTTATATGTGGTTAGCATATCTTGTAACATAACACTCATAGGAACTTCATTGTTCTCAAAGTGTGTTGGATTGTATGACCAATTACCACTAATTGCTTGATCAAAGAACTTTTGCATAACAGCAACAACATTAATATAACCTTCGTTGCTTGGCATATCCCAAAGCAATGTGTAATAGTTTTTTAGAGTTTGGTACTGCGGAACAATCTGCTTAAGAGGCCCTTTCTTTGACTTCTTAACGGACAAGTAACCTCTAGGTGGCTCGATGCCATTTGTTGCGTTCGACACAATGGAACTGCTCTCTGAAGGCATCTGTGCGGACAACGTTGAGTGCCGTAATCCGTGCTCCTTAATATATCTTCTAAGATCTTCCCAATCATATTTTAATGTAATATTACATACCTCGTCTAAATCTTTCTTATAATGATCAATTGGAAGTAAGCCGTCTGCATACTTTGTTCTTTCAAAATACTCACACTGACCTTTTTCTTTAGCAAGTGTTGCCGAAGCATGAAGCAAGTAATATTGAAATGCTTCTGTTAACTCGTGTACTTTAGTTAGTGCTTTTTTGTCACTATATTTAACTTGATTCTTTGCAAGGTAATGTGCTAATCCAATGTATCCAATACCTAATGAACGTCTTGCTTTAGTAGACTTTTCAGCCGCTTCTACTGGATAACGTTGATAGTCAATAATTTCATCTAGTGAACGTACAGCAAGATCACATAGGTCTTCTAAGTCATCTAAATTTTTCAATACACCAACGTTAATAGCACTAAGAATACATAATGCAATTTCACCTTCCTTGTCATCAATATGCTGTAAAGGTTTGGTTGGTAGTGTAATTTCTTGACATAGGTTACTCATGTAAACTGTGTCTTTAAATGAACTATGTGTGTTAGCATGGTCGACATTCATGATGTAGATACGTCCTGTTTCTGCACGTTCTTTAATCAATGCAGAAAATAAATCCATTGCTGAAATCTTCTTTTTGCGAAGTGATGTTTTACGCTCATACTTTTCGTATAGTTCTTTAAACTTGTCTTGGTCTGCAAAAAATGCTTCGTACAAATCAGGTACTTCATGTGGCGAGAAAAGAGTAATATCGCCGTCGGACAATAACCTTTCGTACATTAATTTGTTAAGTTGAATCGAATAATCTAATCTACGTACACGGTTATCTTCTGTACCTTTGTTATTTTTTAGCACTAGAATATCTTCAATTTCATAATGCCAAATAGGGAAGTGGGTAGTTGCATTACCGCCACGCACTCCGTTCTGTGTACAACATCTTACAGTTGATTCAAACTTCTTTAGGAACGGAACTACTCCCGTATGTGCAACTTCGCCTCCTCTGATCTTCGAATTGATCGCTCTAATTCTTCCTGCGTTGATTCCAATACCTGCTCTTTGGGCAGTATAACGTCCAATAGCCATATCACTGCTAAAAATGGAATTGAGAGTATCATCGCTGTCAACAAGAACACAAGAAGCAAACTGACGAAGAGGAGTTCGTACACCTGCCATAACAGGGGTGGGGATGTTGATTTTAAAAAGTGAGGTCGCATCGTAATATCTCCTTACATATGATAGCCTTGTTTCCTTAGGGTATTCAGCAAATAGTGTTGCCGCAATCATCATATACATCATTTGTGGAGATTCAAAAATTTCACCACTACTTCTATCTTGTACTAGATACTTGTCAACTACTTGGCGCAAACCTGCATAGGTAAAGTTTTCATCACGTTTGTGTTTGATGTATTTGTTAAGTTGTTTAATTTCATCTTCAGAATACTTTTCAAGGATAGCAGGATCATACACACCTCTTTCAATATTTTTGTTAATCATTTCTTGTAAAGTGATTGCATTGTATTGACCAAAAGATTCTTTATAGATAGGATATAATAAAAGTCTTGCCGCCGCAAATTGATAGTTAGGTGCGTCTAACGAAATAAGATCGTTAGCACTCTTGATTAAAATTTCTTGAATTTCCGCAGTACTCATACCATCGTAAAACTGAATATTTGCATTCATTTCAATTTGTGAACTACTTACATGAGCAAGTCCTTCACAAGCCTCTTCCACTACAAAATGAATTTTATTCACGTCGAGTGGCATTAACGATCCATCACGCTTACGAATGTGGATACCTGCGCCGTTTGACATCTATCTTCTCCTTAAATTTAATCCTGTTAATCTTTATGATGTTGTAGTGTATTTATTGTAGTGGTATCATTGGATATATGCGTTGTGAAACAATATTAGAGGGTAAATCCGTCTTTTGGCAAACCTCATTTAGTTTGTAACATAATACATATTGATCGTCAATAATGACCGGGTACATTACCTCATCGTTTATTGTATCTGTACAGATATGTATCTCAAATTTGCTCTGAGAAAACCTATCAGTTAATTGTAAACTATAACACACTCCAAGGCTATTTGTAAAGTCACAAATTTTATTTTGGCAAAGTAGTTCCCAAGGATCAGGCCAAGTCTTTTGATCCCAAGGATCAACACTTAATTTACACTTATTAAGTGTGTTATAATGTTTTATCACATCTTCAAAGGGAGTCGCACTTGTTTCTAAACGTTTTCTAAAGTTTATCCAACTGGAGAGTTTGGTTTCGAAATTTTCTTCTTGCATTTACGACTTATATTTTACTTTAAAAAGGATTGAACCAGTATCACTAGTTGTAGTGTTAATCATTTCGATAACGATTGTATCAGTATTACCATCGCCATCTTCATCCGAAAGAACAGATCTAAACTGTAGATTATTTCGAACTGTATCATCACCTAAGAAAGTAAAGTCGTCGCTTGTAGTTGTTGTTCCGTCTGCTCTGTTAACCAAAATGTCCAAGACACCTTCACGTAGTGCATTCACGTGTGTTGATTTATAAATGTATTCAACTTCAATATTTTTAGATACTTCACCGGATGCTCTTAAAATTCTTACATAACTGTTCTGTTGTGTAATAGGAATTCTATAAGAAAATCCGTTTTCAAACACCCCTGGACCTTCAATGTCTGGAGTATATTTGTAACCTGAAATTAATGTTTGGTTAAATGACAAGTCACTTGTTCTATCAAAGAAGTCATTGTTACTGCTGTTCGAAAGAGCAGTACCTTCTGTAAACTTGATAGTTGAATGAATAGCGTTTGCATTAGCGCCACCTAAGTTACCAACATTTACAAAACTATTGTTTGAACTAGTATTGTAATTACCAATATTAACTAGGATACCGTGTTGGTCAATATCTCTAAATTTACTATTTGTTATAAGGTTACGTTGTGGACCATGTAGTTGTCCTTGTGATCCAATAATTGTATTCAAGCCAAGTACAACACCGTGACCTAATGTAACAAAGTCGACATTTGAAAATGTATTGTCTACAACATCAAAGTCGGAAAACACACCATAAGCAAAACCTTCGATTAAAACATTATTAATATAGTTGTCGTTAGTGCTTACACTTGTCGATAAACTGTTTAACCTAATGCCAATTTGGTCTGCGCCAAGAGCATTGTTTGCTTCCCAGATACCTTTAATTGCTAAATCTTCAAAATGACTGCTACGACAACTTTGCAATTTTAATCCTGTGTTAGTTGTTTGTTGTAGTAGTGTTAATCCTTTAATTGTAATCTTTTTTGCTTGATTATTAAATGTACTTGTTGCATCAAGAGCATAACTGTTTGGACTACTTGCTTCATTAACTGTTTCCATGATAGGAGCATTTGCTGTTTGTACAATAACAGTCTTTTCACTACCTTCACCAATAATGTTTGCATTAGGTGGAATTCTTAATGGAGAAGAAAGGTTATATGTTCCTGCTGGAATCACTAACGCAATTCTACTAGGTACACTACCTTTACTTGCTGGGTTTAAATATAATTCATCAATTGCTCTTTGAAGAAATACTGTTTGATCTGACCCGTCGCCTGTTGCGCCAAAACTTTTAACACTAACTGACTCGTCTAATCTTTCTTGTAAGGAACGTGTAACAGGATTTGTAATCGTTGGTCCTGTTTGGATAGTATCAATTTCTGCTTTATATTCATAAGTGTCTGCAAAGTTAAAAAGATTGTCATGTTCAGTAATAACTTTAGTATTACCAACTGCTGGCGATCCTTCTGAAACAGAGCCATTACCAATGTAAAGTTCTCTTGTGTCTACTGCCCAACCAAACTCGCCACCTGCTAATTGCGGTACTCCCGAGCCTTGGTTCTTTTGTCCTCTACGGACTTGAATACGTGATATTTGTACTATTGCCACTTTGCTATACTCCTTACATAGTATTTATGCAAAACGGTCATAGTACATATATACCCTATCCCACCATTTTGATTCCCAGTGTTTAAATTCGTCTGGTGTTAGATCAAACTGCTGGTATTGTAGGTCTCTACTGCACATAAACACATGGCCTTCTTTAATGTCGGTGCCATACACTTCGTTGTGTGCAAGAGCATAGGCTACAAGTTGTAGGTAATAATCTTCAACCCATTCTTTTTTCTTGGGTTTGTTAGTTTGTTTAAAGTCCATGATAGCCGGCTGGCCTTTGTATGTTCCTACAAGATCAGTCGTTCCTGCGTAAATTTGAGGGTGATACAGGTTGATTTCACTACCCCATATTTCGTCTACATCTACCATAGCATTTTCTTTAACTTGCTCAGCCATCTTATGTGCTTGTTGCGAATAAGGATTACTTCCTGGGTGTCCCCATTCACCTGTGTCAATATAATCTTCTAAAAATTTGTGCATACGTGTTCCAACACTTGCGGCTTCAGTAACAATCTCTTGTGCTTTTTGTTCGCCTACACGTTTCTTCCAAGCAATTAGATGTGTCTTGTCTTTTGTTTTATCAAGTATAGTTGTAACACTTGCAACAGCATTGCCGTCTGGACAAGCATACAATCGTTTGCCGTCTACTTGCTGTCGTTTGATTTCTTGGTAATCGTATCTATTAGTAATTAAACTCATAATTTATCCTATTGGGCAGGTTTCCACTTTGCTTCAAAATTAATAACCAAACAACGCCTCTTGTGTTTATAAGGATAAGTTCCGTGATTAACATTACCATTCATGATAATTGTTTTGCCAGGTGCTGGTGGAAATTCGTGGAATTCTATTTGTGTATTCGGGTGTGCCATCATGGTATATAGACACCCATCTTGTTTGAACATTTCATCCTGTTCTTTATGATCAAAGTACATAACTGTACTAATTAGATTTTCTTTGCCTGTATGATTATGAATGCCTTGGTAGCCATAAGGTTTGTATTCAATATACCAAGATTGATCTGGTTTAATTGATTCTATTGGAATATTTAGGTTTTGTACTTTGTCTAACACCCAGGAAATATATTCAGATGATATCGAATTAAGATCAATGTCGTGCTGTATTCTATCTGGGTATGTTACAGTTTCTTTAAAACTATCAATCATAATCCTATGCATAATTTCATAGTTATGATATTCAGTTTCAATTAAAAACTGTCCTTCAGCAAAGTAGTTATTATCCATTCGGAGTGTCCGGATTTAGTTGAGTTTGCATTCCTGGAATTGCTTCGTCCGGTTTGTAGTATTCAAAATCAAAATCAACAACAAAACTTCTTCTAGGTGCTTTACATGGATATACTCCATGCCATACTCTGCCATCCATTAAGATAGTACGTCCTGGATACGGACCAAATTGATTGTATAACATAGTACCATCTGGATGTGGCATTAGTGTATAAAGCATTCCGTTCTGAGGAGTCATGCCGTTCTGTGTGCCTGACACTTCTTGTTGGTCATCCATAAACATAACCATACTAATACATAACGGTCCATGATGATGTATTGCTTGATATCCGTAATCATAATAATCAACACACCAAGTCTTACTTACTTTAATACTTTTAATAGGTAGCATATATTTACGGATATTTTTCATAACCCATTCACCTAGTTTATTCCAATTAATATCGTCAAACTTTTCTTTATCAATTGGCGGAAAGTTAGATGCTACTGAAGGTTCAAATTTTGTTTCTTTAAGTGTTTCACTGCTAGGAAAGCCTGCAACCTCTGGACTGTCAGGATTTAGTTTGTCTGAGCGTACTACTGAACCGCCAAACTGTGGAAGTATAGCAGGTGTAATATCGTATTGGTAACCATTAAACGTTGTTTTGATTTCACTTTCATCTTCGCCTCTAAACTTTTCATTTTCAAACAACGGCAAAAACTCTTCGTAGAAAGGACACTTTGCATCAATAATCCACTGATTATTTGCACTATGGAAATTAGGATCAATACTAAAATCTCTTTGTATATTCTGTCCAACTTTTTTAAATGTCATTAACTTAACTCCTTAAATGCGGAAATAACTTCTGTTCCGTCCTTCTAGATTAATAGTAAACACAATTCTATCTTCATCTGTTTCATTCTTTTGGGTTTGGTGTGTAAGCCATCCAGGGAAGATTAAAACGTCATTTGTTTTTACACTAACTTCTCGCCAGTAGTCGTGTATAGTGCTTTTAGGAATACGACTGTATGCTACCCACTTATCTCTTAATAGTTGTTCAAACTCAATATTACCACCATTAGGAGGATTAACAACGTATGTGCTTACTACCAAACTTGACGATCCATGATCGTGTGGCATAGTCCATGCACCTTGTTTATGTAGGTTAGTCCAACTACCTGTAATAACAATGTCTGAAAAATCAACGTCCCATTCACGTAGAGCAATTTCTAACTTTGGATATAACCATCTAATAAAGTCTTGGTTACATTCCCATTCGTGTGGAGGGTTTAGATGTCCTGCTGATGAACGTCCGCCATCTGCTTCAGTCTGATGTAGTTCTGCTTCTTTATCAATATAGGATTTGAACTGTTCGATATCGAATCCTGGTTCATAATGATATTTGTATACCAAATTTGGTACTATTGAAACTTCTGACATTCTTTAC